GCACGCGGAGCTGCTCACTCCCGGCCCGCACGTCAGCGGTGAGGACCCGCTGGAGATCCCAGTCGCCGACCGCCAGGATGGCGGGCACGCGGGAGGCGGCGCGGCGCGCGAGCTGGTCGCGGAACCGGCCCAGCTCCTCGCGCGGCCCGAGCACCGCACCGGAGATGACGATGGTCCGCTGCCGCATCACCTTCGGTCCCCACGCCGCGCCGTCGCTGATCACCCGCGACACGTCGTTGCCGTCCAGCGGCGGGGAGTCCAGCCAGCCCTCGACGTTCTCCACCACCGCGCACAGCCCGTTGTCCTGGTCGCCCGTGTTGAGCCACATCCCGTCCCACACCACCGGAACCGGCTCGCGGAGCGGAGCGCGCGGCATCGCGTCGTAGCTCCACTCGAATGTCCGCTCGTAAGTGCGGACCCTCGCGGCGGCGAACGCCCCGATCGCGGTCATGCCACGCCTCCCGCTGTCGCCCAGGCCAGCTCACGGGAGACCATCGCGGCGATCTCCCGCTCGTCCTGGCCGGCCTGCGGGTAGACGTTGATCACCGCGCCGCCGCCGCCCGCGCCGAGCCCGGCCATGTTCGGCCCGCCCCCGGCCAGCGGCGAGGGGAGATCCGGCCCGGTGAACTTCACGTGCTGAGCACCTTCTAGGCCCTCCTCCAGCCCGGCCACCATGTCCTCGCCGTAATCCCGCAAGATCCACGACGGCGACCCGATCCCGAACGCGGACCTGAGCCCGCCGAGGATCGGCCCGGCGACATTCTGCTGTAGCCAGCCGCCCATCTGGCCAGCGGCGGATAGGCCCTGCTGGAGACCGGCGATCATCTGCTGCCCGATCGGGGTCATCGCGGCGGCGTCGAGGCCCTGCTTGAGCGCGCCCACCACCGGCCCGGCCACGTTGGAGTTGATCCAGCCGCCCATCTGCTTGGCCTTCTCCAGGCCCTTCTGTAGCCCGGCGATCACGTCGCCGCCGATGGTGATCGTGATCGTGGACGGGGAGAACACCCCGAACCCGGACTTGATGAACCCGACCACCGGCCCGGTGACGTTGGAGCCGATCCAGCCGCCCATCGACTTCGCGGCGGACAGCCCGGTCTTGAGCCCTTCCACCATCGAGTGACCCGCCGACTGCGCCTCGCTGGTCATCTTGGACCAGGCCCCGCGCGCCGCGTCGACCATCCCGCTGGTCGCCGACTGGACCGCCGACAGGGCCTTGCCGAACCCGGCCGCGACCACGCCGCCGATCGCTCCCGCGACCTGGCCCGCGACCCCGGCCAGCTCGTGGAACGCGGGGATCAGGCCGGGGCTGTTCCCGGTGATCCAGTGCCACAGCTTCTGGGCGATCCCGATCAGCCACTCGACGGCCTGCCCGAGGAGCTTGAGCGGGTTGATCACCTGCATCATGGTCGAGGCCCAGACCATCAGCTTGAGGGGTACCTCGATGATCGGGACCAGTACCTTCGTGGTGATGTCGAGCAGCCAGCCGATTACCTTGATCACGCCGGTTATGGCTGGCAGGAGGCCATCCATCGCGCCGGACGCCCCATCCGCCCCGCCAGCGAGATTGACCCCGAACAGCTTGCCGATCTGCTCCAGCAGCGGGGCCAGATTTTTCAGGGCCGGACCTAGCGCGTCACCTAGCGCCTTGATGATTTCCCACAGGGCCAGGCCGAAGGTCTTGAGCATGTTCCACACGGACGAAAGAGCTGGCTGGAGACCGGTCCAGAGCGCCTGGCCCATGCCGATTACGCCCTCGCGGAAATCCTTGCTGGCGATCATCATGGAGCCGACCACGGCGACGATCCCGGCGATGGCGAGCCCTACCGGGTTCATCGCGGCGGGCAGCAGACCAGCCGCGGACCCCATCGACCCGATTCCGGGGATCGCAGCGACCATCGACCCGGCCATCTTGGTGACCCCGCCGCCGACCATCGTGATCGGGCCCATGAGGTTCTTGAGGAGGCCGCCGAGGACAGGGATCTGCCCGAGGATGCCTGGTGCCACCAGCGCGGTCAGCCCGCCCGCCGCGATCAGCAGCACGGGGCCGAACCGTTCGAGGACCGACACCACCCCTTGGATCTGCTCGGGCTTGAGGTTCTTGACCCACTCCGTCCAGCGCATGATCATCTGCCCGAGGGGCACGGCTAGCGCCTCGACGGCCTGCGCGATGGCGATGATGATCGGGCTCAGCGCCCCGCCCGGAGCGACCGCCGCCGACAGGGCCTTAGCCAGGTCATACGCCTGGAGGATGACCGGCCCGAACGCCTGGAGAAGATCCTTCCCGATGCTGATCTTGATGTCGTCCAGGATTCGGGGAAAGGACCGGAGCACCTTGCCCGGCTCCTCCATCGCGGCGGAATAGGCGCCAGCGACCTTGCCGCCCTCGGTGAGCACGGCGTTGAGGGTGGCCTGCGCCTTCTCGGACTCGGTCAGCTCAGACCGGCTCTTGCCGATCGACTTCGCGTAGTCATCCTGCGCCTTGGTCGCGTTGACCTGGATACCGGCGTTGCGGAGCACCTGCGTGTTCTGGGTCGTGATGCCGTGCACGAGCTGGTCGAGTACCTCGGTGCTGTTCTGGCCCGAGATCACCGCCGCGTCCTGCGCGACCCTGGCCAGGTCGGTGGCCTTGGACAGGTCGAGGTTGGAGCGGGTGAACTGCGCCACGAGGCCCTGCGAGACCCCCAGCTCGATGCCTTGCTTGCGGACAGACTGCACGACCTGCTGCATCGAGTCGTAGCTGAGGTTGTTCGCCTTGGCCAGCGCCCGCAGCGAGGCGTCCATCTCGCCCGCCCTGGCAGCGGTTTTGAACGCCTCCACTCCGAACCCGGCGGCGGCGGTGGTCGCCAGCCCGATGCCGGTCGCAACTGACTTGCCAACTGCCGCGCCCAGGCCGCCGATCGCGTGAAGCCCGGTGGACATGGACGAGCTGATCCCGCTCGCTGCCTGCTGGCCTGCTGAGGTCGCCGAGTTGCGGATGTCCGAGGCCATCTGCCGGGTGTCGGCGGTGACCGGGACAGTGAGCGACCCGTAGGTGTAGCTAGCCACCGCTGGTCCTCATCCCCGGCATCCCGGCCAGCATCTCGGCCGCCTCAGCCCACGAGCCCGCCTTGGCCTCCTCGGATGGATTACGCGCAGATTCCGCGCCGCCTGCCGCCGGGGTCGTTACGCGATTCGCGTATCGCGTATCAGGCCGGGGGACCGGGCGGGGCTTGCGCACGTTCTTGGCTCCGTGCGCCCGCATCGTGATCCAGGTCAGCGCGGCGAGGTGATCGACTATCAGCGCCAGCAGCTCGGCCTCGGTCGACCACACCGATCCGCCGCCCCGCGCCCACGGGGGCAGCCGGTCGAGGAGCACGCCGATCCGGCGGGTGCTGACGGACGGGTCGAGCACGTCGACCCCGAACGCCGCCATTAGCGCCGCTTCGGCGTCCGGGTGGAAGCGCGCGGCTGCGGCAGTGGCGAATTTGGGAGCGTCATCCCGCTCTCGCCAGCGATCTTCTCGAACAGCACGTTCAGCTCGCCGAGCTTGAGCCCGGCGGCGCACATCCCGTCGAACGCCTCCGCGCCGATCAGCTCGGACAGCGCGTTCTCCAGGTCGCCGCGCACCAGGGCGCGGAGCGCGGAGATCGGCCACGCCGTCGAGGGCGGCACCTGGTAGTCCTTGCCCTTGTAGGTGAACGCGAACGGGCGACCTGCGGCCTCGGTCGCGGCAGCCTCAGCGGCGGCCCCGAGATCGAATGTCTTGTGCCCGTTCGCGGTGGGCGCGGTCACGCCGCCTTTTCAGCAGCGGCCTGGCGGGCCTTGGCGGCCTTGCGGGTCAGCGGAGCGGCGCCACCCGTGCCGCGCGGGCCGAGCTGCACCCGCCCGAGCTGCCCGCCGTCGTCCAGCGCGCTCAGCGTCACGTCCAGCGGCACCGCCGCGCCCCTGGTGATCTGCATGTCGCCAGCAGCGGTCAGGCTGGCCCTGGTGAACGAGATCCGCAGCGTCCGCTCGGCGTCGGCCGAGTCGATCCCGACCGCGTGGAGCCGCTGCGGCGCGTCCGACCGCAGCTCCATGTCGATGGCCCCGTCCGCGTCGGGGGTGGCCTCCTCGGCGTCGAAGTACACCGCCAGCGTGACCGCGTTGAGCTGCCAGAGGACAAACTGGAGCGTCACCGACCGCCCGGTGATGATCGACCGGATCGGCACGACCGACTGCCACGGGGTGATGTCCTCGCTGTCCGTCGAGTTGCCCACGGTCGGGCCGTCGTCGGACAGGTAGCCCAGGATGCGCCAGGGGTCTTCCCACTCCTCGTCGGTGCCATCGGGCGGGTCGGTGCCCGCCGGGGCGAGGTAGATGCCGGGACCGTTGGCGGTGCCGACCTGGACTTCACTCGGGTCCAGGGCGGGCTCAACTGGTGGTGCTGGAGGCATGATCGTGTCTTCCTACGAGTCCGCCGGAACCGTAGCCCGGCGGGGGGGATGGACTCTGACCTCGTACCGCGCCGTGTAGCGCGGGCCGCCGTCGTCGTCGGGAAGCCAGAACGGCCCCTCGACGGGCTGCACGTAGCAGACGCACCCGGCAGCCCAGGGCACGTCAGGCAGGGCGCACATGAGCTGGCGCACCTGCTCGGCCAGGTCCCGCGAGGCTTGCTTGTCCCTGTGCCTCGCGTCGACCTGGATGAAGTGAGCGACGATCCAGCCGGGCCACTGCTGGACCGCCGAGTAGGCGAACGACGTGACGCCCTTGAGGCCGCCGATCTGCTCCCAGATCCACGCCTCGATGTCGGGCTGCACGATCACCGGAACGGTCATCACGCGCCCCCGGTGGCGAGCGCCCGGCCGAGCGGCGCGTAGGCGCGGGTCCGGCGGGTGCCGTACTCCACGAACCGGGCGTGCGGCGCGGTGTTCACCACGACCGACGTGCCGGGGTCGCTGTAGCCGGGCCGGACAGCCCACGAGCTGGCCATCTGCCCGGTGAGGCGCGGGGTGTTCGCCGACGCCGCCGACGCGACCCGCTGAGCGATCCCCGCGATGTCGGGCTGGACGCACTTACGCGGGGCCTGCGGGTCGATCACCTTGAACACGACCTCAGCCATGAGCGGCCTCCCGCACGACAGCCGCCCAGCAGCCGA